TGTATCCGATGTCGCCAGTGGCCGCCATGGTTCGTTCTCCTCTTCCTGTTCCTGACGACTTACGCCGACGCTGCGATGACGATCAGGTCCACGACCGCGGTGGCGCCCGCCGCGTTGATGATCTTGATGATGTCGCCCGTGGAGGCGGTGACCACGTAGCCCGTCGCGCCGGGGTCCACCAGCAGGAACGCCCCGCCCGGCTTCATCGTGAAGCTCGTGGCGACCGTACCGAGAAACGGCACGTGGGCCGCGTCGCCGAACACGGTCAGGTTCGTGGTGTTTGCCGCCGCGCTCCCGATGTAGATGGCCTTGATCCGGGCCGGCGTGAAGGCCACCCCCATCGAGTCGGTCAGCGACCCGGCCACGTCGATCGACTGCGTGGCGCCGGTGGCGATGCTGTACTGCTGGGAGTACACCTTGTCGGCCGAGCCGGCGCCCGTCCCGCTCGTGAGAGAGATCGACTTGACGAGCGACAGCGGCGCCGCGACTTCCTGCAGCCCGACGGTGTTTGCGTACTGGCTCGAAATCCGAACGTCGATCTGACTGGTCACAGAAGCAGCCACGGCTTACCTCCTCGAAAATGGAGCCCGGCTCACGCCGCTACTCCCTGTGTGTGGTGAACTCGGAAATCCGCGATCACGCGGAACAGCTTCGTGTCCGGCTCGTAGTCGTCGAGCAGGTTGATGAGGCGCGAGAGCCGCAGCTCCCCGCCGTGGTAGCCGTGGAGCGCCGTCACGACGGCATCCGCCAGCGTCCGCGCGCCGTCGAAGGTGCTCGCCCACATGCTGAGCTGAATTCGGATGGGCGCGAAGCCGGGGCCCTCGACGAGCATGTCCGGCACCGTCGAGATCCGCTGGTAGACGATCGCCGGGAAGGTGGGGGCCTGCGGGAGCATCATCGGGTAGACGCGCGTCCCCACCAGTGCCGTGACCGGTGCCGAGGCGAGGATGGCCGCCCGGATCGCTCCCTCGGCGTTCATGCCGTCCTCCTCGCGTACCGCGCGACCGCTCGCTTGTAGGCGGGCTGCATGGCCGCCGCGATTCGGTTGGAGAAGCCCTGCTCGTACTCATCCCATGTCGGCCGCATGAACGGCTGCGCCGGCATCTTCGACGTCCCGAACTCAATGAGCTTAGCGATCCAAGAATGGGCGGCGCTGCGGCGCGGGCCGATCTTGACCACCACTACACCGTCCTCGGCTCCCTCCGTGCTCCGCGCGACCGCGATGCTGTCGGCCATGTCCGGCGCCGGCGACCGGCGGGGGGCGCGGTCGCGCATGTCGAGTACGACATCCCTCGCCGCCGCGATCATTGCCCCGGCGACCACTTCGTCTCGCGCGACTTCGGACACGATCTGCTCGAGGATCTTGCTCGCCTCGTCGTGGCCCGTCCAGCGTCCCCCGATCAATCGGCCCTCGCTTCGGCCATGATCTCCAGGCCCTCGCGGCGCCCGAGCTCGAGCACCGACCGGATGTCGTAGTAGCGCCCCTCGTACAAGATGCGGAGCGTCTCGTCCGGGGTGATCCCCGCGTCCGCGCCGGGCCAGCGGATGCGAAACCGCGTGTCCACCTTCGCCCCGAGCTGCTGCGAGCGGAACAGCTCCACCCCGGACAGCGGCTCCACCTGAGCCCACACGCTGCGCTCCTCGGCCCAGGTGAGCACCTGCTCCCCGGACGGGCTCGCCTGCGTGGCCGTGGCCCGCTCGAAGGTGACGCGGCGGTCGAGCTTGCCTGCTTGCATCAGAACACCCGCAGCGGCCAGAGAAGCCGCTCCACGGTGATCGCCACGGGAGTGATCGTCCCGACGACCACCTGTTCCCGCCGCTCGTACATCTCGGCCGCGTGGAGAAGAATCGCCTGGCGGATCTGCGGCGGGACGACGCTTCCAGTGGTACCGTAGCCGGCCGTGAAGGCAATCTGTACGGCGCCCTCTCCGCTGTAGACCGTGGGCCATGCCGTGCCGGGGGCCAGTTCGATGCGCCCCGGGCCAGCCTCGGGACCAGCGAATACGTGCGTGTGATAGCCGCTTGCGGCGAAGGTCTGCTGAACGCGGGCCACGTCGTAGTACTTGACGGAGGCCACGGTCAGGAGCGGAGGGCGGGGCAGTTCCATCACACCGTCAGCCGGGAAGGCGTCCAGCGTCAGCGTCCAGGTCGCCGTGATGAGTTGCCGCCCGAGGTACATCTCGATCCACTGGCGAGACGCAGAAATCAGCGATCCGAGATAGTCGTCCTCGTCTGAGATGTCCTGCCGGATGTGCTGCTTCAGCTCGACGACGTCGCGTGGCTCGGAGGCGGGCGCAGTCGTCTGCGCCAGTCTCGCGTTACACGGAGCGTCCACAAGCTGCTCGTACTTCACGGCGGTCCTTTTCTTCGGTTAGATCGGGGCGAGGCCCGGAGGCCCCACCCCATCACAGTTAGGAAGCGGTGACCGTCGCGCCCTCATCGAGCGGGAAGTACCAGCAGGTCCACTTCGTCGACCCGGTGGCGTCGGTGGCCGAGGTCTTCAGCTTGACCACTCCGGGCTTGAGAACCACGAGGTTCTGGAGCCGTGTGCAGGCCGTCGTCATCGTCATGGCGTCGGTCGGCAGGCCGGTCATACCGAACATCGTGCCGACCTCCTTGCTGGTGCAGACCGCCGCGCCGCAGATGTCCCCCACCGTCCCCCCCGTCGGGGTGTGGGTGAGGTTCAGGCTGTTGGCGGTGCCGTCGAAGACGACGGTGACCTCGCCGATGAAGTGGCACGCGACTCGGCCACCCGCGACGGTGAAGTACGTGGTCGATGCGGTCGCCGGCAGGATGGCCGACGCGCGGTCGACGCGGAAGCCGCACCGGAGGCCGGTCCACGCCTGCATGTCGTTTGCTGCGGGGTTGGGGTAGGCCATAGATCAGCTCCCTCAGTCCGTGATCGCCGTCGGCGGGGTCGCGCCCGACTGGCCCATCTCGAGGAAGTACAGCCCCGAGACGAAGTTGGTGGCCTGGCTGGAATCCGAGATGGTGAAGCCGAGCACGTCGTAGTCGCCCGTGAACTCGGCCGGGTCGATCTCGATCATGACGTGCTTCTTCGCCACGTCGGCGTTGAGGGCGTACGAGGTGGCCGAGGTGCGCTTGACCAGGGTGTCCGTGACGGCCGTGGTCAGGTTCGACCAGATGCGCGCCGCGGTCGTGATCGAGACGGCGCCGGTGGGCGCAACCGCGGTGGCCTTCTGCGGCTGGATGGCGGTCGCGTGTCCGGCGGCCTGCGTGAACTGGAGAGAGATCCAGGCACGCTTGCAGCCCTTCAGCGACACGTAGTCGCCGGTCACGCCGCCGTTCGTGGTGACGGGGCCCGCGGTGGCGTCAACGATCTTGAAGTGTTCGGGAAGGCAGACGTTCATGTTCGTTCTCCTCCCTTACGCCCTGACGGCGAGAGCGATGAAGGGGCTGACCGTGGCCGTGCCCTTGTACGGGGTGAGCGGGCTGTTCGGGATCGGCGCCCCGTTGAAGCGGAGCACGAACCTGAACACCGACTCGTCGTACAGGAAGCGGACGTGGATGGACGAGGCGGTCTGCGTCCCGCCCTTGCGGATCGCCAGGTACTGCCGGAAGTCGCAGAACGTGATGTCGCCGGGCGTCCCGAGTGCCGCTGCCTGCTCGATCGGGACGATGGGGCGGCCGAGGAGCGTGCCCGCGGGGGCCGAGGTCAGCCCGCCCGCCGGAACGAACATCGGCACACCACCGACGCCGACCGCGTGGGAGAGCTGGAAGATCTGCGGCCAGGTCTCCTGGTTGATGAACCACGCCGCATTCGACAGCGAGCCGGCGGGCATCCTGGCGTACATCTTCTCGATGTTCGTGGCCACGATGGTCGCCGCGGTCTGCCCGCCTTCCTTCGCCACGGTCACGAGGGCGGGGGCGGCGAGGATGCCGAGCGGCTTGCCGGCGCCGTTCCCGTTGTAGATCGCTTCGTCGAGCTGGAAGCCGAACTCGTCGGAGAACCACTCGTTGACCACCGAGGTGATCGCCGAGGCGTCCTGCAGGATCTCGTCGGTCGCGTAGAACAGCCCGATGAGCTTCTGGAGGTTGTAGTCCCACTGGCGGAAGGCCGGCTTGGAGTCGGTCTTGACGCCTGCCTCTGCCGCCCAGTAGGCGATGATCCCGCCGTACCGGCTGGAGTCGCGGG